GCCGTGTCGCACAGTCCGATTAAGTCGTTCCGCTACGCGGGTACGCCAAAGTCGGTAGAGAACACGATGAATGCGTACTGGGAGAAGTTCTCTACTAAGTGTGAATGGATGATTCCCTGTGATGCGTGCAATCACTGGAATCTTCCGGGTGAGAAGAACATCGGTCGGTTCTTCCTCATCTGCTCTCGTTGTGGAAAGCAGATTTTTCCTGATAATCCGCGCTGTCAGTGGGCGTCGATGCGCAGTGAAGAATGGTTGCGCAATCCGCCTATTGGTAGTGTGTACCAGGGATTCCGCGTTCCGCAGATTGTAGTCAGCTGGGTAGTCTGGCGCGAGATCATCGATAAGATGGAAGGCCGCGGCTACACGCGCGGTCAGTTCATGAACGAGGTGTTAGCGCTAGCGTTCGACCACGCAGACCGACTCTTAACGAGAGAGATGCTGCGTGCTTGCTGCGACCAGAACCGCCGGATGGACGTCGCCGAGAAGAGTATTAGCCGTGAAGACCTCTACATGGGAATCGACTGGGGTGGCGGCGGGGCGGACGAGTCATCTCTGACAGCTGTCTGTATCGGTGGTTATCGAAACGGACGGTTTACCTATATCTACTTCAAGCGGTACGAGGGCGCGGAGGCGGAGGCGGACGTGATGATTCCGCACCTCCTCGGGCTAATCGATAAGTTCAAGCCACGTATTATTGGGTATGACCATGGCGGTGGCCACGTCTATGGACAGAGCCTGATTAATCGGTACGGTCTGCGCCGCTTGGCGAGATACCAGTACGTGAATACGAAGCTGCTGTACTTCGATAGTAAACTAATGCGCTTTATGGCCAACAGAACCGAGGTGCTGATGGCCCTGATTAACGCGATCCGTTCGGGCAAGGACATTGTCTTTCCGCGGTGGGAAGACTTTGAAACACCGTTCGCGGACGAGTTTTTGAGCGTGTTCCAGGAGCAGGATGTACGTGGCAATGCTATCGTGAGTAAGACACCGGGCATGACCGACGATACACTCCACGCCGCGGCGTACTGCCTTTTGGCTTCTATGATCCACAACCCAAGACCTGATATCATCAGTCCGACCGGTCCAGGTGGCTACATAGACGTGCCAGTTGAACCACTAGATTCGTACGACGATCCGACCTACGAGGACTATCCATGAATGCTCTTGCGGCTATGATCTGCGCCCCTTCCGGAACACTGACCGCCGACGCGGTTAGGAACTACGGTTCTCAGGCTGCATCCGCATTTGTGAACGATAATGTTCCTCTGAGTTCTGGTGTGGCCGAGATTGTGAAGAAGGCCGGACTCAATAGGGAGCAGGCGCAGCGAGTGGTGGAAGAAGCGAACAACCGCGCGTTCGCCACGCTGTTCCGTGCTGGGTATAAGGGCAACATTGAGTTTCCTCTCGCTAAGCTTGCGGAAGTGTCCGACATTTGTTGGCCACCCGCCGCTCCGATGAATAAGACTGCGTCGAGAATTCAGATTCCTCGACAGAGCAGCCAGACATTCTTCGACGCTGCTTTCCCGCCACGGAATATCGAGAAGACTGCCTCGGTATTAACCGTTAATAATCTCGACAATGAGCGCGCGCTCTACGCAAAACTTTTGGTGCAAGAGAAGGCGCTCGCGTCGCAGGTCGACGGTCTTGAGACAGCCGTTATGGTGAAAGTGGCCTCGCTGAACCGGGTCATCGAGCAGGCGCGTAATGAGCGACATAGCGAGTCCGCCATTGAATTGTGCATTCGTGCGGCCGGTGCTGCCGCACCGCTTGAGAGGGTCTTGCTGGAGGACAACGGAGTTGCTCCGACGGGCGACCTGGAGAAGATGGCCGCTCTCGGGATGTTGCCAGATCCGGGTAACCCGATTACTGGTCTTGTGCAGGAACTGGATTCGGTTGTCGCTAAGCTGGATATGCTGCAGCCCGTGCTGGAGCAAGCGCGTGCGGATATCGGGCAGCTGCAAAGCATCCTCCGCGGCCCGTCCCCGACGACAGACCAGATGTTTGCGGCGCCGAGTGAGCAGGGACCTCCTACTTCGGAGATTTTCAGCAATAGTCCGGAGCAGAGTGTGCCTGTGCAACCGCCCTCGCCCGCACCGGTAGCTCCCGTTCCGACTGTCGGGGGTTAACATGCCGATCACTAAGGAAGCGCGTCGAAGAATGCTGTCTTTGTTGCTAAAGACTGCAGCAGAGAAACCGCCCAGAGTTGCCCAGGCCGCGCAGGCGCTGAATTCTGGAATCGATAGAGTTTTTACGAATCCGTTAGCTAAGGTTCTTGGTGCCCCGTTCACTGCAGCTGGCGGTCTTGCTGGTCGGGCGCTGTTCGGTCCGAAGGCTCGCTTCGGTCCGATGAAGGGTCATCGACTTAGCCCTGTAGCTGGCGGACCGGGAGTGGGTCTGGAAGTTATTCCGGAAGAGATGTACAACGCGATTCGCACTAAACAAATACCGGGAAAGGCACTTCGCGGGTCGGTCGAGGGCAAGCCGGTATTTTACGCACGAAAGTACGCTCCCGGCGGAATCGTGGGTTTCGTAAAACGTCATCCAATGATGACAGCCGGGCTCGGCGCGCTGGGGTACTACATGTTGAAGAATCCTGAGAAGCGCGAAGGCACCTACGAATTAGCGCGCGCCCTTGTCCCGATTCCAGCGATTCCAGACCGCAGCATCGACCCGGAAACTACTCGGATTTTCTCGGCCGCGCCTTCTGCGGAGAATCCACTCACTCGGCAAACTTGGGGTTAACTATGTCAATTTCCGACGCACAGCGTGAATTACTGGTACAGCGCCTTCAGGTAAAGTTGGCGGCTTCGCGGACAAGGCAGCCCAAAGCCAAAGCGCCCGAGCCCGGTTTATTCGGTAGAAGTCCGATGGGCACGCGCGAAGCACTCGGTAAGGTGTGGGCACGGCGAGGGCATCTGGCCGCTGGGGTGGCGGAGAAGGCTCCTCTGGCGGTTCTCGGCGCAGGCAGTACTATCGGTCTTGAGGCGTTGCGCCGCAAGTTCTTCAACAAGCCGCCGACGGTAATGCAGGAAATTCTTGGGCGTGGCGGCATCGGTCGTCGAGCGGTCGGCCTCGGTATTCTGGCCGCGGGTCTGGGCGCCGGCGCTGCGGGCGTCTCCAAGACGATCGACTACACGTCGGACCACTTCGGAAAGAAGCGCGCATTCGAGGCGATGCTCAAGCAGTCGCCCGCGCTGAAAGAGCACAAGCCGCAGGAACTGCAGGCGGCGTTTAATACGCTGCACAAGTTCAATCCGGACATGGCGGAGGACCCCCTTACCGCGGCGAGCTTCATGCGTCGCGCCATGATGTTCAAGGAAGAGGGTATCCAGCCTGCCGACGTGCTCACCATCGCGAACGCGCGCAAGCTTCGTGCGGAAGCTATGGACAAGAAGAACGAGTACGGCGCGTTGCGCTCGGCGTTTACCAGCTCGATGAGCCAACTGCCATCCTCATGGCAGGGCGGGTCGATGTAGTCGTAGCAGATACCCCGTACGGTGGAAAGAAAATGGCGGCCCTCGGGTCGCCATTTGCATATCTACACTACGTGATCTTCCGTCGACCGAGTATTATTAACGGTTAATACCGCTAGACGAAACGAGCCAGCATGTACAAGACAATTGACCTCCCGGCCTATGGCGCTGACGGCACCGCAACCGTGCAGGCGCTATTTCCCGTAGGCAACGGCTTCAAGGTTAAGGTCGCGGAAAGCCGGATTAATCCGGATGTGACCGAGTTTGTAGCAAAAATCAAGCCGAGCCCCGAGAAACTCTACGTACTGCTCAATGCGGTAGGTGCGGGCGAATTCTATGGCGACAACCAGAACGCCGATTACTTCGCCGAAAAGGACCTGGACCGCGATTCGGACCTCGCTGGATATAGGACCTTCTACAACGCGGGTGTGTACCGAAATCACCAGAACAAGGACAAGGCCAAGTCTTTTGGAAAGGTGATCTTCGCGTCATACAACCGTGTGATGCGGCGTGTCGAACTGATCATTGAGATTGATCGTGCGCTCGCAAAGGAGTTTGGTCACGAGGATTTGCTGGTCAAACTCGACTCAGGCGTTCCAGTGGCCGTGTCCATGGGATGCCGAGTCAAGTTCGACGTATGCCGGATTTGCGGGCACAAGTCGTACAAGCCGGATGGTAGCGACCGCTGCGTGTGCATGCGCACGATGATGCGGCAGCTCATGCCCGACGGTCGCAAGGTTTGTGTCGATAACCCAGATCCCGTGTTCTTCGATATCAGCTTCGTGGTTATTGGCGCCGACCGCACCAGCTTCGCGATGCAGAAGGTCGCTTCAGTGTTTGCGCAGGAGGGACTCCACAAGGAGGCGTCGCTGCGGGGTCTCCGATCCGGTCTTGCGGAAAAACTAGCATCGCGCCGTAAGCGCGCCGATCTGATCAAAGACGTACCTGCAATGGCACGGCAGGTATCTCCCGCGCTGGCGCGGGTGCAGCCAGATATGTCGTTCGGGCAACTGCATGGGCTTTCATCACGGTTCAATCTTCCGACACTCGCGAGTTCGCTGGGGGCGGGTGGGGTTGTCCTTTCGCCGCGAGAGTATCAGACGATTGTTTTGGTGCGCGCTGGACGGCCAGACATGGCTGAGAAGCTGTACGATTCCGGGGAGGTGTTTCCGCATAGTAGTAGTGCGTCTGGTGCTCCCTCCATCATCTCTGGGAGCAACGTCTCGGGCTCGCTCCTATCTGACATTCTGGACGTCGTGCTCTCGCGGTCCGCTTTGGGAGACGGGCTGTTTGACCAGCTTTCTAGCCGGAACTTGTGTCCGCGGCATACCGTTGCGAATGCGGCTTATAAACGGTTAATACCTTTTTCGGAAAAAAGTGTTCTACCGCAGCTGAGCGCTCCGTATACTGGCTACAGATTGGGATTGATGCAGAACATGCCCAATCTAATCGGCTCTTTGATGCGACAGAACCCAGCGCTGCTCTCTACACTCAGCGCCAGCGACCCACGAGGAGGCCATACCTTTGGCGAGGGGCCGCGCAGTAACGTGTTATCTGCGCTGCCGATGGCCTACCTTTACAGTGCCTATGCCCGAGACAATACGGGGCACGCGGGTCAGCTAGGCGATCTTGAGGCGTACGTCGAGCAAAATCCTACTTTGGCGGCGTCCATCCTGCTCGGATTGCTCAAGCTCGGCGAGCTAGTTCAGCAGTTGAGACTATGACCGGTTGAATCTCGGTCAGCCCCCAGAGAAACGCGCTATTCTATCGCTTCTTTCCATCGCCCGCGGTTTAGGCATAGACTGACTCTACTGCCGCGCACAACCAACGGCTCAAAACAACAGAGAGAATGCTGATGAATCCGATCATTGAGGCTCTTTACGCTGGTCAGTCCGAGGACGGTCTTGAGAAGATCGCCGGTGCCGATGCTGTCGAACTGCTCGGCGAACTGGAGAAAATGGCCAATGCCGAAGGCATCGATCTTTCGCAGTTCAGCGACGATGAGATCGCCGCACTGATGATCGACGTGATCTCCGGCGGCGAGGAAGGTGTCGCCAAGGTGGCGAGCGCCGAGGAGCAGTACGTCGAGGAGCAGTACGTCGGCGATGTCGCCGAACAGGGTTTCGAGTTCGGCCGCGCCCAGGCGCATGGCTTCTTCCAGGAGCTGAACGAGCTTCAGAAGGTCGCCTCTTTCGGCGATTTCACGCCCGAGGTCATGGATGAACTCGCGATGTGTCACGCCAACGACATCCTCGTCCAGCTGAACCAGCTGACCGACGAGAGCATCATCGAAGAGGTGAACGGCCGCGAGAAGGTAGCCAATCTCCTCAGCGCGATGGAGGTCCCGGACGAGGTCGACCAGTACATTACGGCGCGCACCGAGCAGCTGCTTGACGAGGCTGGGTGGGACGTCGAGAAGATCGCGATGCTGCTCACCGCCATTCGTGACCTCGGCTGAATCAGTTAGTCCTACGGGACTACGCGGTTATTAACCGTTAATACACTCAAACTGATAGAGAGGTCGCTATGGCTGGAACAGATGGACTACTGCAGAAGTTAGCTGCCGCTCGGGCAGCTTCTGTAGCAGCTGCCTCGACGCCAGCACCTGCGCCTACGGCCGAGTACGTGGAAAAACTCGCAGCAGCACTGGACTACGCAAGCGAGCAACTGTCTGATGATGCGCACGCTGTGCACACACCAGAAGCACAGCTCGATCGAAGTTCCGTACTCCGTGGGGTGCTGGATCGACTGAAGACGAAACAAGCAAGTCGTGTTGCCGACGCTGACGCACGCATCGTGGATGCGGCCGTGCAGAAGGTCGCGGCTCTTGCTCAGAACGCCACGATGGCTCCCGCCGAAACGGCGGATGAGCAGAATGACGTGGACACCGACTCGGATGACAGCCAGGGGACGACGCTGGCAAGCATGCTGCGTGACGCCCTTGGACATGAAGCGCCCACTAGCGGGGGTGATACTCTCGCAAAGACTGCTGCGGCGGCTAAAAGTGATGACGGACTGAATGCGCTTCGCCAGCGATTTCAGGCTCGTCGGTTCGGAGGTGCGAAGTGAGCAATCGCGCAAACACCAGCATGGTTGACGTGGCGGCGCTGATGAAAACAGCCTCCGACACGCTGCTGACGCTACAGGCGAACAACGTGAAGTTGGCCGCCGAAAATAGCGAACTGGTTGCACAGTTGACACGGAAGGACCTCGCCGCAGATATCGTTGAGCTGCTAGAGACCCGCGGACAGGGAGACAGTCGTATTCCTTTCCGAGAGAAGGTAGCCGCGCTGCTAGAGTCTGGCCAGGATCTGGCCACTCTGAAGCAGGCACTACTACTGCAGCCGCCAGCGATGGGCTTTGCGAAAGTCGCCGATAAGCGCGGTAACGCGGGCGGTTCGCCCGATGACCGGCTTCTCGACGCTATCTACCACCACAGTACCTGAGTAACGGAAGGAACGTAACATGGCAGCAACAACCGCCAGTAACGCTCGCCGTCAGAACGCCAAGCCGATCAGTTCGATCATTCGTCCTGATTTGGTCCGCGATGCTGACTGCAGCGGAATGGCCGTCACACCCGAGGACGGCCAGTTCATCGTAGTGCTCGATGGTGTCGGCACGCACGAGACGGATGTAGCCTTTGGTGCCGCACTCGGAAACGTCGCGATGTCTGACGCCGACGGCCGCAGTCTTCGCATGGTCTGGGGCTCCGCGGAGCACACGGACCGTCGCTCGTCCGGCCACAAGCGTGTGCCGTACTTCGATGGCGACATCGATGTAGAGACCAACCTGTACAACATGGCCTCCGACGCGGCGACCGTAGCTAGTGAATACCCCGGCGGTACCCCGCTGACCGTGGCGGTTGCCAACGTGGCGGTGCAGGGCTCGGCGGCTCGACTCGTACTCCGACCGCTTGCCGCTACGGAGTTCGGCTGGGTCGTTGGTCACGTGCTTGAGACTGGTCCGGCTGCCCTGGCGGCGTCCGGTCAGCGTCTCAAGGTCCGTCTCTACAAGCACCCCGTATTCCGCGTCGAGCGGACGGCACCGTAAGGAAAAGGAGCGAACATGAGCGACAATGCCGCCACCGTGAACTCCCTGTTCCTGACTCGTTTCGAGGAACCGGGGTTCAAAGAGAAGTTCGCAGGGCAGGCCGCCGATTTCTGCAAGGATCACCTCCGCGAAGAGTCCTTCGCTGAGAAGGTCCTGACCAAGAAGTCCGTGTCCCGTGACGAGCTTCAGTTCAGCGTCAACCACGACACGCTGGTCAAGCTGGTGTGGACCGAGCCGCGTACGCGCGCTCTCTCCATGTCCTTCCGCGCCCAGCCGTCGGCCAACTACTTCTCCGCTCCGAAGTTTGAGGTCGCGTTCGGTACCGTAGGTTCCGACCGCTACGAGCAGACCGAGCAGGAACTGATGGCGTACCCCTGGCCGATCACGGAGTTCATCCGCAAGAACATCGTGAACGACATCGGCACCGTGCAGGACATCACGTTCCTTCTGCACAGCGAGAGCTGCACGCAGAATCTGCAGCAGGCCGCTCAGGGCCTCGTGTTCGGCGCCAGCTACGCTGACGCTGCAGCGTTCACCGCTGCGAACGTGAACGCGGGCGTTCCCGAGGTCGGGAAGGTGAAGTCGGTCGACGTTCTCCAGAACACGTCTGCCGCTGCCGGCGCGGCCAGCGTCACCGAGTCGCTGCACTACGCGGTGCAAAAGGACGACCTGATCAAGCTGCGCAAGCTGTTCCCCGGGACCGGCGGCGTCGGTACGGCGAGCCCCGGCCCGCTGCGCTGCGAGCTGTTCCTCATGTCCGAGGCTGACGAGGGTGACCTCTCTGCCTGGACGGTCAACGATGTCGGAAACAACATCGTCGGCGAGACGGCGGTCAATGGCTGGAAGTACGACAAGGTGGTCAACACCCGGTACGTGCGTACGATCAAGACGGGCGTTCTTCGTCCCGGTTCGATCTACGCCTTCACCGCGGAAGACTTCCTCGGCGGCTTCCTGGTGTTCAACAAGCTGCAGTTCTGGGCCGCCAAGGAGCGCAACCGGTTCAGTTTCGAGGGCTGGGAAGACACGACGATGTACTTCGGTAACGTCGCCGCCGTCCGCAAGCTGGAGCTGTTCGCTGGCTCTGTGGAGACGACCTCCGCCGACAACTCGGCGCTTCGCGCCCGCTTCCTCCCGCTCCCCGAGAAGGAGCAGGGCAAGCTCAACAATCTGGTCGAGCAGGGCGTGACCGTCCCGAACATGTCGCAGTTCTGATCCCGTAACAAGGGTGTCGCCCGACACTCCGAAGATGTTACGATAACCCGGCGTCGCTTGACGACCGGGTTTTTCTTTTTTGGAGACAGGAGCTTTCGAGATGGTGAAACTAACCCCTCTTGCGAATACACGTCGTGACCCCCGCCGCCGGTCTAGCGCCGGCATCTCCGTAGAAGCACGCCGCGGCAAGGTAATGCTGGAAGGCAAAGAGCTGAAGCGTCCAGTAGTCCTGCAGGACGCGGCTTTCCAGCGAACAATGTCGCGTATTCGAGAGTACGTGGCCGCGGGGCTGCTCACTGTAGAGAAGCTACCCGGTACCGCCGACAGTGTGTGGGCACTCTGGGCCACACCCGAGGCTGTCGAGGTATTAACGGTTAATACCCCGGTCGAAATCGAGAAGACACCAGAAGAACCGGTGAAGGCCGCTGATACTGAAGAGAAGGAACCGGAGGCTGCTGTTGTCGTAGAGACGGCGCCCGCTGCTGTCGCAGAGACGAGTAGCGAGGAAGAGCCTGCCGCGGAAGCACAGGCTGAAGC